TTTGTGACAGCAACGGCACCATGAGCCGAGACAGTAGCATCACTTGTTCTAAAAGCACCCATAATATATCCTTAGAAAGAGATACCCCGCCGAAGCGGGGTACCTTACTACGATAGAATAGTTTCCCCAGGTCCTGGTACAAAATAGCTGATGATTACTTTACCAGTACCACCAGCAGTAGATGTACCCACTGTGTATGTACTAATTACAGTACGGTCTGCATCTAGAACAGTTCCAACAGAAGCTCCTACAGCAGTTCCTGCTCTAACAAGACCTACTTTAGACTGTGCCATTGAGAACGAAGAGAGCAGAGCTGTGGTAGCTCCAGCCCAACCCAGACTGAATGCACCAGCACCAGTAGCCGCATTAACCTCTTGCAGAACATCTACACTGACAATAGCGGCGCCCTTGGGGAGTACACACTTTTCAGTTGAGCTGTCTGTGCGGAGGATCTCGATTACCTTGGTGACGAGTGACCGGGGCTTTGGATATGACATATTAACAGCCATATTAATCTCCTTTAAAGTGGGAGGGGTTTCCCCCTCCCATTAGTCATCAAGCACCGGGCGATGCAAAAATCCCACGAGGATCTGTCCAGCCCCATGAGCTTCGGAAAGAAGCTTTGAACTTGGCATTTTCGGTGTCGAAGTCATTGTCGGTATTAAACTCGTCAGCGCGTCGAACGAAGTGCTTCATTCCATGAGGTGCGTTGGTCATGATAAACCATGCATCTGGGTCAGTTAGGTAGTGATTAACAACCATGCCACCGGGGAACTTATTCATTTCCTTGATAGCATTGATGTCGTTTGTATCAGTACCAGTGCGACCTACTGCCTTAAGGATACGAGCAACCTCAAACTCGAGAGTTGCAGGGATGATGATCTTTTGTGGACGCAGAGCGATCTGTAGTCCACGATCATTCTTAAGAGCAGCAATGTCGATACATGCCTGTTCTAGGGCTGCTTCTGATACGTCAGAGGCGACAGATAGGATGTTACTCCATGTACCGCCAGCGACGTTGGGGTGAGCATTACTGGCAAGAATAACACCATCACCACCTGTATAGCCGGCTGTAAAGGCACGGTTATATACGTTAGCAGCCAGAACCTCTTTGGTTTGACGAATAGAGAAGGCAAGAGCCTGAGCTTTACGCTCACCTGCTACAGCATAGAGATCGTCTTCAAACATCTCACGAGTTATAACGAACCCAAGAGCGTATGTGACGTGGCGGTAGCGAGTTGTGAAACCTTGTTTCTCATTGTCATAGGTGATAGGACCACCTTCAGTCTTGACAGGAGCAAGACCGAAACCTGAGGTACCAACATCCTCTTCCCAGTTACGGCTTGAGGTGCTTTGTGCGAAGAGTTCTTTATGCTCTTCAGGGTACTCAGCATAAGCTTTACCATACCAGGCATTTACACCTGGGAATAGTGCTTTAGCGAAACTTGAAGTATTAATAGTCATGATTAAACTCCTGCGGTGCCAGTATGGCTACCAAGTTGATGGTTATTGATTTTAACCAGCCAACGAGTATATGCCTGACCGGCAGCAACAAGCTCGTTCTCAAGTAGTTTTAGTGGCAGAGTTGCACTAACAGCTTCAGTATTGCTGTCGATTTGCATACCTGATGCGCCAGTTGTGGTTGAACCGGCCCCAACAACAAAGTTGACGTTTAGACCAGTATCTACCATTTTTAGAGGATCAGTATCGCCGTCTTCCTGTGCTTCAAAGATGATGTTAGGATCATCAGCAACAAGAACATAGCGAAGAGTACTAGCAAGACGATATTGAGGTGTATCAAGATTAGTCATGCTAGGAACAATACCAACTACAACACCAATACATGCATCACTTGCCGCAGCTTGTGCAACACCACGAATGCCATTAGCATCAGCAGTGCCTGCAAGTTTTACTAGATCACCCACAAACAGGGCAACACCATCTGCGGTTGTAGTGCAGTATAGAGTTGCTTGACCGTTATATGGAGCGCCGTTCAGATATTTAACGGGTTTAAAACCGTTAACACGATTAACGTTAGCCATTTAAGACCTCCATGAAGGGCGCTCGCAAGATCTCAAGAAATTTTAATCTCACCATAAGCGCCATCAATATTTGGTTTTTTGATGGACGATTCGATAGCCTCTAGGTGATCGGCTTTGGTTTTTTGGTCTTCTTCATACCATTCTTTTGGAATTTTCATGAGAACACCTCGAACACCTCCACCTACTGGCATTTCAGCAATAGACCCTGTTGCAGTACCCTGTCCAACTCGTTGAGTTGCCATTCGGGACTCAGAGATATCTACTACATCATATCCAGCTTGTTTAAACCTTTCGACACGATCATCTACATCATTAACAATTCGATAAACGAAATTGGGATCTTTCCCGATAACTTCAAGTCTGTTTCGTGCGCCGACAGGAATGCGCTTTACCCTTGCTTTAGGTGCTTTTGAGATTTCTTCTTTCATAGTCCTTTTACTCTCTTGAGATCTTTAAGATATTCTGCTTCTGTCATAACACCGGAGCGAACAATACTATTCATGATTTGACGCTCCATGTCAGTCAGTTTAGGCCCGTCGTCTCGTGATGAGGGTCGGGTCTTGCCTCCTGCCGTCTCTACGGCACTTCCACGTTCCCGGTTAGGGTTGCGGAATTTCTCTGGGAATTTTTTGCGGATTTCGTATGAAACCTTTTCAAGAACTTCAGGTGGTGTCATTTTCTTAGCATATACAGTTCCGAGAGCATCTGCGAATTCTCGTAGATCCTCATCAGCTACATACCAACTATTATCTGATAGCCACTCTTGAAATGCTGGGTTATTTACCGGGTCTTGAGAAGGTTGCCGTTCAAGTTCAAGTGCCCGCATTTTATCTGATACCTCAAATGCCTTTTGAGCATCCTGATCTGCAATAGCTTCCTGACGTTGTTTCTTCAGGTCTTCCATTGCACGTTGGTATTCAATTTGTCTTACCTTTTCGTGATGTTGTTTAAAAGCTTCTAAGCCACCTTTCAGGTTTTTTAGTTCCCGATTCATGACTTCGATTTTATCAAAGAGAGGTTTACGTCGAACGAATTCGTCGGCTGGAATCCATTCTTTGCCTTCATCTTCAAACTCATCTTGGGGTTTCCACCCCATTTCGATAGCTTTCTGTTCAATCTCTGTTAGCTCAGGGGTCTCTTCCTGTTTGACTTGCTCTTCACTCATATCTTCTCCAGATTAACTAAGTACACACACAAGATCTTCGTCGTTGAGAACAAGATAGTCTGTTTCACCATCTTTAACTCGTTTTCCCGCATGGCGGGCGTAGACAACAATATCACCTTCTTTACACCAAGGCTCTCCACCAAAGTCTTTAAATGCAGTGGGTCCGATCTTGATAACAGTGCCTTTGTCTACTGCTGACTGCTCAGCTCGTTCATCGGCCTCTAGAAGTTGAATTCCTGCGGCTGATGCTCGCTTATAAACTTCATCCAGCTCTTGGAATGTAATTGGCTTAACTACAATCCTATGTCCACATGGGCTAATCAATTTGAACCTCCCTCGAAATCTATATCGAATATGTCTTTTATCACCATAATCGCACCAGAATCACGAGCATCCCTAATTGGATCTCTTCCTGCTTCGTTTACTAGGCGATCTGTCAAGGCTTCTTGACGTACTTTTAACTCCCTTAGGAGCCACTCTGTTACCGGGGAAGAATACCACTCCTGTAATATATCATTAGGTGTTGCCATGAAATTTATTCCCTTTACTACAATTCTCAGATGCAGATAGTAGCTGCATATTCCAAGGTACATGTAACCCACAAACATTCTTACCTCGGATAGGGATAATATGGTCTACATGTAATTTAGTTGAAGCTTGTTTATATAGAGTTCTGATTTCTTCCCAATGTTTGTCAGTTAACCATTTGGGAGTGGCTTCTTGTATATGTTGTTTTCTTTTAGAATTTGAAACTCTATGAACCTCTGGGAACTTCTGCCTATATTGTTTGTTGGTCTCTCTTTGTATTCTTTTCCCATCATCACTAGAATACCAGTCTCTGGTTTTTTTACGTAGTTTATCTTTGTTCTTTTGATAATATTCTTTGTGATATAATGAATAACACTCCCTACATTTAGGAGTTCGACCGTGTGAATGCTCTTTACTTAAAGCAAAAGAGTCTAATGGGAGCTCTCGTAAACAAGATTTACAAAATTTGTACCACTCGGATAGAATCTCACTTTGCATTCTTTTGTTTTTGCCTCATCTTTGCGGCTTCAATCACCATCTTATTTCGCTCATTTTCAAGCTTAAGTTGGTTCATTGCACTCTGATGCTGTAGTTTTTGTTGTCCTTGTTGAGCATTCATTGCTAACTTAAACTCATCACTACGTTGTCCAAGTTGAGCTTTGTTCTCATCAAGTTGCATCTTATGCTGAAGTTCTTGTTGTTTTAGTTCTGCTTCTTGTTGAGCTGCTACTTGCTCTGGATCTTGTTGTGGAGGAATCTGAGGTTCTCCAGTCTCTTGCATTCCGGGGATCAATTCCTGCCAGTTAGGTTGCTGTTGAGCTTCTAGAATCCTCATAGTGACTTTAATAGGATCTAATGTACCTAGAGGTAGAATCTCCATCAAACCTTGTGCTTTCAACAGTTTCTCTGTTTGTGATGTTGCTGTTGGATCGGCTGAAGGACAAATATCATAACTTTCATTATCAAAATCAGCTCTGCTTACAGCAGTGTCTAAGACTGAGGTGTATGTGTAATCTTCTAAATACACACTGTTAAGGGCAAAGATCTTCTTAAATTCACGTTCTAGGCTTCTATAGATACGTTTGTAGACAGCAGTAAATACCTTCATTCCCTGCTCAATAGAGGCCATTGTGGTGGTTGCTGGGGTGTTCTGTCCCGGCATCTTACCTACGAAGATCTCAGCGAAACAGAACACTACTTGGCTCTTTTGTGGGCATTAGCATGATCTGTTTCTTTAGGTCATCTACGGTAGAGTTAACCCACTTAAACTCTCCGGGGGATAGTGAATAATCTCCACCTTTGATTCTAAGACCCTTGCCAATGAAACCTGCCTGCATGTTACTTAGAGTTCCAGCATCGACCAGTTGATTAACAAGAGTATTAACTGATTCATTGATAGGTCCTAGAAGATGACCAAACCCGATATCATACAATCCACCATCAGGATTAGGAATGAATGAGTATTTTGTGTAG